TTCTTTGATTAGACTGCTGACTTCTGTAAATTCATTCATGCTGTAGATAGAAGAATACATGTCAAGAAACTCCGATGCAGAATCTGAAAGGATGGCATAGTAAAGCCCGAGGGCTTTCCAATGAGTTCTCTCAACAGGTTGCTCAACGGTTTGAACGATTTCAGTAACATCTTGAGGAGACATATGCTGCGCAATGCGAGTACACTGTTCAATAAACTCATTGAGTTCAATCTCTCCTTTCATAGTGTTACATGAGCCACAACATGGGCGACAGTTTACAAAGGTATATGCACGAATCGTATTATCCACTCTATCTATACCAATACCCTTTGCTGATTGATATCCGCAAAGATAACATGCTGAACGTGTAAGCTGTGTCCATTCTCCTTCAGTAAGTTCAAAGGGTAGACCTCTTTGCTCGGCCTCTTTTTTATACGCATTAAAGTTCCGAAAACATGAGCGATAATAGTAATGCTTCCATTTGGTGTAAAATGCTTTATCCCCTAGTTTGCGCCTTGAGAAGAGTCTGCATTTATCAAGGAAGAACTCTTTATCATAGATGTGTTTCATTCGATTACACCTCCAACAGGCAGTCACACAGTTATCTTCTTGATATCCAATCGAGTTATCTACTCGGTCTATGCCGTTAACTTCTCCTTCTGTTTTATCACCGCAGTAGTGGCAGTCTAAGGCAACAAGCCTTGAGAATGTGTCAAACTGAAGATCCATTTGGTAGCCACGTTTTGCGGCGCTAGTGACATATTCTTTATAAAACTGTGGAATATTTTTATACCTCTCATCTCTAAAGTTCCTCACTCTATCTTTTCGTTTTTCATCCTGCTTTGCTTGTGCAGCTGTGCATCCGCCACAGGTAACAGATTCCTTTCCGTAGCGTGTTGTAAATCGTTCAAAATCCTTTCCGCATTGAGCACACACTCGTTGTGTAGTATGATTCACCGTTTGAAGGATCTGAGTTAGCTGCTTACGCTTCGCATAGCGTTCATTATCCGCAGCTCGAAATTTCTCTAAACACTTCTCACAGGACTGTTTATCTTTTGAACATATTGTGAAACAGCCTCGCGCAATATCACAATACTTGATTCCCTTTTCTTGTTCTTCTTTTCGGTACTTATCTCGCTCATGTTTTTTACAGAACCCAGGCTCTACAACTTTGAATGCACAGCCCGCGTGTTCACAGGGATGTTGCTTCTTTGTCAACTTTCCCCTACATTCTGCACAAGAGACTTGATTTCCTGAAACATCTTCAGGCGTTAGTTCAGTGCTACAGCCTCGAAAGAAGAAGCGGCACCACTTTTTCCCTTCTTTAATCCCAACGTCATAAAGGCGGTTACGTTCATGACGACCACAGTAGCCATGGTCGGCTGGGGGGAACTTACATCCTTGACCTTTTCGAGGTCCTTCTTGAACTACTGCTTTACATAGTGCCATTTCTAAACTGGTACTGTGAAAAGGATTTAGGTGTCCACGGATACCCGGGAAGTTACTTAAATTTTAGGGGTTTTTGACCATTGGAAAAAACAAGAAAATACACCACATGACGTGAGTGTGATGAGGATTTGTCCCCACTTTCTTAATTGCTGTATGCCAAGCCGCCCATACCAGACATCACCCTTAACACATTGTAGTTAGTGGCAAACACGTACACGCTGGAAGACACCACGGTGCCCACCGCGTTGTTAGACACGGTCAGCAGCAGAGTGGTGTTATCAATACGGGACAAGTTGCAGGTGCCGCTGGGCTGGTGCTGCTCAGGCTGCAGGGCGAAGGAGTACACGTTGATGCCCACGGCAGGCACGTTGGTGTGGTGCTGGAAGGGCTGCACCTCGTTGAAGTAGCGTCCCTCACGCACCTGGAACCTATCGTGGCCGTTCAGCTGCAGAAGAGCAGTCACGCAAGGGTTCTTGCCTGCCATGCCCTCCACACGGGTCACAGAGTAGCCAGACTCCAGCACGGACCTGTCCCACCAGTCGCTGAAGTTGAAGGGCTGCTGGCCCTTCCAGCCATTCACCACGGTGTCATCGCAAGACACGAAGGAATCACGCTGCACCACCCACACCAGCTCCTTGCAGGGGTGGTTGAAGTTCAGCTTCAGCTTGTTGGCAGAGCTGGTGATGGACTCGGCACCAGTGAACTGGAGGGTCTCAATCAGGTACTCGTGAGATACCTGGGCGAACTTGCGACGCTCATCAGTGTCCAGGTAGATGTAGTCCACGTACAGGGAGGCGGCCTGCAGATTGGCTGCGGCCACACGGTCACGGATGGTGTGGTAGTTGGAGGTGTTCTGGGGGGTCACGTCCCAGCACAGGTTGCGCAGGTCGTTGAACTCCAGGTTGATACGCACCTCGTGGTACTGCAGGGCAATCAGGGGCAGAGCCAGACCAGGGTTGCGGCAGAACCAGAACTGCAGAGGGATGTACAGGGTGTAGGCAGGTGCGCACTGCACCAGCTCGTTGGTCATGTTGGGCTCGCCACCGGCGCAGTCGTCGTCGCAAGGCTCACCGCCCTGCACCAGCAGGTTGGTCAGCACGGGCACGTTACCCACCATCTTGGCATAGCCGGCCTGCTTCCCGGCCTCCTGGGACAGCTCATTCCAGATGTGCAGCCAGTTGCCATAGTGCTTGTCGATACGCTGGCCACCAATCTCAATCTCCACGGACTTGATCAGGTTGTGGCCCACCCAGTTCAGCCAGCGGAACTGAGCACCAGAGCCGTCGCTGGCCTGGAGGGTCACGGCGGGCAGGGTGGCCTGCAGGTACATGCGGTGAATCAGATCGCCGTTACGCTGGATGGTGCAGGTCACACGCTTGCCGAAGCCAGGAGAGCCGTTGAAAGGGTTCTCAATGGACTCCATGGCAAAGTTAGTGTGGCGACGGTACACCACCTTAAAGAAGGTAATCTGGGGATTACCGGTCAGATACACATCCTGAGCGCCATAGGCAACAAGCTGCATTAAGCCACCACCCGTCATTTGTTATACCCCTTCTTCAGAAATAATTTCTGGGAACCCTGGATTTTTTGAAAAATACGGAGGCTGCCGGAGACATTCTGTCTCCTTTCCCCTATTTAGCATATTGGTGCCGGGGACATCCTTTTTCAGGTTTTTACCGCCTCCAGTAGAATGCCTAAACAATGTTTCTCAGCAAAGAGAAGGGACATGTTATCAAAGGAGGCATTCTTTCAAATGCGTCCAACAAAACGTAGCAATCCTGAGTCAAGGACCACCCTCGATTGCCTTCATCAAGTCCACGTACAGGGTATTTTAAACAATGAATCCGATTTAGCACAGATTAAGACACAGCTCGCAAAGATTGATGCAGAGATTGGTAGCACAGCTGATGAAGTTCGCCAAGAGCAGCTGCGGAAGCAGCGAAACGAGCAGCAAAAGGGAATCGATCGTAGCACTGGAAACTCAGAGCTGTTCGATTATTTTCTTGATGCTGGAGATATCTTATACAACTATTACGAAGTTCAAGAACAGATTCAGAAGGGTGCCGACCCTTCTACACGACGGGTCACGAAGGCAAAGCAGGGGTCCGTGCTCGCAGCCTTGGAAACTGCTGCTGCGACAGAGGGTGCCCCTGAACCGGTATATACGCCTGTCGCACAGGGGTCCATCCTTTGCCGAGATAAACTTCTCGAACAGTATTTACAGAAGGTTCATCCTGAACATGCGCGAGGGGGGGTGACAGAGACTGATACGTATGGGGAATGCGCCGAATGTGAGAAAGAAATGGTCTTTAGTGCGAATGAGGCCATTTTTACTTGTACCGAATGCGGCTATCAGCAGTTTATTCTCGTCGATTCGGACAAGCCGAGTTATAAGGACCCTCCTCGGGAGGTCAGTTACTATGCGTACAAGCGTATTAACCATTTTAATGAATGGCTCGCACAGTTCCAGGCCAAGGAGTCCACCGAGATTCCCCAGGAAGTCTATAATGCCATTTGCGCTGAACTGAAAAAGGAGCGTATCCTTGATTACCGGACTCTGGCGAGACAAAAGGTTCGAGAGATTCTCAAGAAACTGAAGTTCAATAAATACTATGAA